CATATAAGCTGCTACAATCGCCTCTGGGCTAGCCTCCGGGAATCTATTTGCATAATCTGCATAAAGCCTCATATTCGTTACATAACTCTGAGTTTCACCATCTATGCCATTTCTAATTTCTTCCAATATTTGTTCATAATTCTCTGTATCTTTCGTGAGTCCAGCATAGTTTTCAGATATCCAATTAACCAGCTCTTGGAATCTAGCGGTAGATGCGAATATTGGAGAGACCGTAACTTTTAGCCTGCCATCATCGCCTAACGAAACTTGAGTTTCTCTATTTTGTGCCTCCTTAATACCTTCACCAGAACGAGAGCCACCAGTCCCCATTTTTGAATAATCTAATTTATATTTTAACTTACCAGTATCATCTCTATAAAATTCTACGGCAGTATCATATTTTATATTCTCTTCTTGCCATTTTTTAAGAGCGTCTTCGGCATTGGTATTATAAGCATTCAAAGCACCAACTAACCCACCGACCAGGGCGCCAACAGCCATACCAGCTGGGCCACCTATAGCTAGAGATGTAGCACCAATAGCTGCCCCCTGGGCAGCACCACCACTTATACTAGGCATATCTACCGATTGAGCAACGGTCTCCTGACTAGTTAAACCGTTACCGCCAATAGCAATTTTGTATTTTTGAGAAAGGTCTGTTGGAGAATTAGGGACTACAACTGGAGTTCCTTTTTGTAAAACATAATCGCCGATACGAGCAGTTTGGTCTTCAACAGACGGAGTTGGTGTTTCAATACTATACCAGTTGTTGCTAACCGCATTGTTTTGATCGTCACGCAACCCAAAACCGCTAGAACCTGGGGCATATCGTGGAAGGCCAGTTAGGGGCGGATTCTGTTCTTTCAAGATATCTATCATTTCTACGTTATCGTTATTCATCCTTTTTTCTCCTATCTATATGACGTTGTTGGTGAATCTCCTACTCGGAAGAAGGAGCCATTAGGATATTGTGAGTTTTGTATATACATGAACACACGGCCACCACCAGCATCATAAACGGCTCCATTAGTAAGCGGAGTACCGTCTGGAAAAGTACGGAGCAAATTCCCTCCAACGCCTGTTAAACCACCCAATAAAGTCTCATCCCCTTCTTCTGGATTTTGCAAGGTCCATCTTCTACCATTTTGATCTGTATAGATATTTAATCCTCCTTGGACACTATTGATATAGCCAGGCCCAGTAGTTGCAGTGTTCTCATTAACCCCGCCTTCTCCAGAATTTTCAATATTTACATCGATGCCAAGATTAGAATCTCCTGTATTTGGATCAGTTGAAGAAATTTTAGGATTTGCATTTCTAATGGCATTCGCATTACGAGCCTTATTATATCTATTCTTCCATTTAGTTTGCTCATTTTCAAGAATCTGATTCAAAGCGCTAGCTTGAGCAACGGATCTTAAATCGTTTGCCAAAGAATTTGTCTGCGGTGTCTGATAACGAGAAGTAAAATACCCCTCACCACCAGTTAGTCCACCAAGATTACTTGGCACAGCGGTACCAAGATTGTATGTATCAGTTTTAATCTGCTGATTATTTGCTTGTTGAGTCGAGCGAAGATTATCAATAAAAGCAGTCTGCTCGTCTAGAGAGACCTGTGGATTTATATACGATCTATTCTCAAACTCAGTGTATTCGTTATCAGGTAATATAGCCATACCTTGATTATACAATGATATGTCTTAAAATGAAAAATTACTTAGACTGGCTCAACTTATTTACTTCGTCAATCAGCCTGTTAATAACAGCCGCAGTTTGATCTGGCTGGTTTTTTATCATCTCTGGTTTAATTCTAGGAATTAGAGCCATCTTTCACCTTTACAGGAATACCTTCCTGGCTATAAATATATACTTCACCAGTTTCTTCGTATTTTACGATAGCATTACAATAGTCGCCATTTTTAGGAGCCATCTCTTTAGTAAGAGCAGATGGGATTGAAACGAACCTAAGGCCACATTTGCAAGCTTTTTTACGACAGTCAACCCTTGGGCATTCTGTCTTATTATTTACATTATAATCAATTTCCATATCTTTATTATACTAGGTTTATTCACAGAACAGAAAAATACCCCATCTGAGTGTGTCTACGGGGTATTTTCCAAAACAACTATCCTTTAAATAGGAGTAATTTTATTATATCACAATTCTATTTCTTTTTAGAAAGTTGTTCCTTGATAAATGCTTCAGCCAAACTAATTTTTGGATGACCAGCTAAGCCTTGCGAGCGAAGCTTTGCGTCTTGCGCTAGTACTTCATAAGCCTGGTTGATGTTAGAAATACTATCGCCAACTTCAACATATTCTACAGTAGGAGCTGCTGATGAGCTTGGCTCTGTACTAGTAGCTTTTGCAGGAACGGTCTGTGCTTTTAAATCAAGATAGCGACGTACCATTTGATCATTGATTGAACCATCTCTGTTAAGCGGCTGAATATTGAAGCTTGCCATCTCTTTTAATACATCACCAGTAGAGATCTTATCTGCAATACTAGCGTATTTTTCTTCCTTAGATAGAGCTTGAAAATATTGCTGGGCTAAGAACTCTTGAGCAGTGATAGAACCTTCTGGAGCTCTATACTGTGGCTGTTCAAACTGTGGTTGTTGTGGCTGAGCTCCAACCTTTGGTTCTTCAACTTGTGGTTGCGTCACAGGTTGCGGATTGCTAATTTTTGACTTGATAGCATCAAACCCACCGTTGGCCTTGAAGAATTTATCGATATCAGCAAGTTGCTCACTAGTGAAACCGTGCATATCTGGAGCTGGAGCTGCGGCTGGCTCTGTATTAGTATTATTAGGTGTTGCTTCAGTCTGCGGAGCTGGTGCTACGCCGGCTGCCTCTGGATTATCTTCCATCAGTATCCTTTCATTAAATTGTTAATACTTTGATTTTATAACTGTTCTTGCATTTGTGCAAGCTTTTCATTGTTACGTTCCTTCATCGCTTTGAGAACGCTAGACACCATAACTAAATCACCAATATTACCCCATAGTAAAGAGGGGTCTTTTTCTTTTACTGACACATCATAATTCTTAACTATGCCAGTCATTGTTTTAGAGAGGAACTCGATTATTTCCTCATCTTTATGTTTCATGATATCTGCAATAACATTTATCGCCATTTTTTCTCCTTTCTTATTCTTATTCCATGTTTGTCCTGCATATCCATAAATTTCTGAGCTGATTTTTTTCTTAGAAATTTTTTCTTAGATATACCGATAGGCGTTAAAATATGCCAGAATAAACCAATCTTAAATAATCGCAAAGGTGCTCCTTTTTCTCCCCTCAATTTGAGGCAAATCTAGGCTACCAGCGTAAATCCAGAGAGCTGCAATGTCATCATCGTGATGGCCTTTCTTCGCTTCCATCTTTACAGTAGTAGTTCCATCTGTGCGCCTCTTAACGTATTTTACGAATGTGGAAAACTCTTCTATTGTATACTCGTCGTGGATTATTATATTATCCCTGTCTAATAATGCTTCTAAGGAGCTAATCATCTTTTCCTTAGTACTCACAGTAGTCCTAAGTCCAGGTACTCTATCGGCCTTGGCCTTCTTATCCTCGTAATACCAGTGGTAATATCTTCTGGCGTTTACTGCCACGATAAAGCCATTGGCTACATTAATCTCAGGACAGAGTTGAGCCTTATTGTAGATCATTCCAATAGAAACAGCCCAGTCTGCATAGTCCTCATCTTGTAGCTCTCTATCTCTAAATACTGCTACCTGCTCGTGATTATCCAAATCCATAACCTGCATTACGAAGTTATCCGTATCAGCAGACCTAGCAGTAATAGGGTCAATAGCAATACGATATCTATGCCCATAGATAGGCTCTCTAAAAATAGTGAGGGGAGACTCATCTGTTTCTTGAGCTTCTACCTTTCCTGTAGCATTATCAGTAACAATGCGGTACTTCTTCCCAGCTAATATATTCGCCTTTTGTTTTTCTATCGATCTTTCATCAAACACCATCTTATCAGAGGTCATATTGATAATATCATCAATAGATGAAGGGAATTCGTAGCGCATCTTTGATGTGCGCAATGCACGAGCGTGATACCAGCCAAGCTTATCAAACCACTCAGACTGAGGGATACCATACTTACGCATCTCTGGGATAATCACCTCTCTATCGTATTCTGTTAAATCTGCCTCTGTAAAGCCTAGACCATCACCTTCACGTCCATAAACCAAGAACCACGGAATAAAGATTAGCTCAATATCATCTGGATTATCCAAGGCGAGTTTAATCTTATTTAAAAAGTAATCAGAGAGACGGTCAGAGAATGTACCGATATACGCAGTAAATGACCACGCATAAGAGGAGATAGCACCAGACACAGCATCCTCCACCATCTCTGGATTACGATATTCTGAAGGCTCATCGCATAGCCATACTGATACAGTACCAGAACGGACTGAGTTAGAACCAGCTGAAGTAATTTCATAATAGCCCCCTCTAGGAATACCTTTTACATCTTTGAACCGGAGAAGGGTAGAAGTGCCAAGAGTATCTCGTTCAATAGTAGGAAAGATACTAGGGTGAACATTAGCTACAATCGGAGCAATCTTCTGTTTGAAATACTTACCAGCAGTTGTACCTGTCTGGAGAGTATGTACCGTGTTAAGGTTTTCCATCCCTGGTACATAGGCCGGGAGGTAATCACCTATCGCTGTGAACAGGGTAGACTTACCGAATTGGCGAGGGCCAATAACTACAATCTCTCTATGTTCATTCTTCCTTGTCTTCTTATCTACATTTTTAAAGATAGCCTTGGCAATCATCTGTTGTCCAGCGTTCATCTTAGGGTGGATATACTGGCGAGTATCACGATCTTGGATTAGGAGACAGTTTTCGAAGAAATACTTAAACCCCTCATAATCACCAGAAAGAGCTTGCCTGATTTGGTCTGAGGTAAGTACTTCATCGCCAGTATATTCACACTCAACTATTTTACCCATACAGATGCCATCTTATTATTTTATTATCTTGGCCAGAACCAAACACCAATATGGCCGAACCAAAAGCCGGAGAAGACGCATTACTAGAGCCATCTTCAAATTTTATTCGTCCATTTGGAACAATTAAGTTGAATGGATATTTCACAATATCATGAAATTTCTTAGTGGTAAGGGTTTCTATCGGAAGAAGAACACACGCTGTCCGAATATGATTAGGCAAAGATAAACTAATCATTAACTTATATAAAAAATCGAATTTTCTGGAGAATGGTGGATTTATCCAGATACTATGATATTGAGTCCAATCTCTTTCTAACCCGTTCGTTTCAATAGTATCATAGCTCGAAATGCCAAAATGTTCTGCCCGCTCTTTTGTAGTAGCAGGATCATAATCAAATGGGCCAAAGAAATCTACTACTTCTTTTGGAGTATACCATTCGTCCTTATCTGTAAATCGTATTCCTGCTTTAGGCATCTTTTATAAACATCCCCTCACTCGTATGTCCCTTACGCCCAGATATCTCATGATACGCACTTTCAAGACATTTTATCGGATCGAAGCCACAGATGTCTGCAAGAATAATAATAGTCACTAATACGTCGCCACAGGCGTCTTTCGCTTCTGATGTATAGAATTTGTCTCGGCATATCTCGTGGGCCCACTCTCCCAACTCCTCTGTTACTTTATTAAGTTGACGATAGGCATTATCGATACCCTTCTCTTCCCCCCATGCCATTACTGCGGTTATCAATTCGTCTGTTGTCATAATGTTAAAGCCTCCTTAATTGTTTCCTGGGCTTCTCTTGCCTTCTTCTCTTCCGTACTTTCCTCTTGTGGGAGAATGTCGCTCCCCTTAAGTGATGAATTTAATTTTGCTAAAGACTCGACTACTGCCCTTACTAGATCTGGGTCAGACTTAGCGTCCAACCCATCTAGCAACTCATATAGTTTAGAAATCGCCTTATTGTTGAGGTCAGAAAGCTTCGGGTTTTTAAGTCCTCCTATTACCTCGTAATCCATTATTCAGCCTTCTTCTTAGAAGTTTTCTTTTTGCGAGGCTTTGGCTCTACGATAACAGTTTCTGCTTGATTAGGAGCGACATAGTTTTCCACAGGTTCAACAGGCTGATGAGAAAGAGTAAACCTACGAGTGCGAGATGCCTGCATCATGGCCTCGTGAAGACGAGGAGCAACTAAGCAGATCTCTTGAATTACTAAAGAGCCTTCACGTTCCATCTCTCCAAGTTTGTTGGAAACCTCAGCAACTTTTATTTTAGACATTACATCATCAAATTGTTTCATTAGCTCGTTCATGCGAGAAACAGCTAGTTCTGGTCTTCGTGGATCCATTTACACCTCCAATCCTGCACCATTAGTAGTAGTAATGCCGTGGTCACCGATAGAATCACCTTCTTTAGCGATTGGCTTGTTGGCACGAGGCTGTACTGCCTGTCTGCCCTCTGCATCATCAGCAACAGTAGAAACACCACGAGTGATTTTCTCTTTATACTCATGGCCAACTAATTCACGATATTTATCACGAATTGTCTTCTTAAGAAGTTCTTTATCAAAGCTTGTAAGTATAGATACGTTTGCATCGCCAATGTGTTGGTATTCAACAGTCTTACCACGTTTAGTACGATAAACCTCTTCTGGTTTTAGCCTACGAATTCTTGGAATGCGGAAGTTATGGTTTACTTCAATCCAGTTAATTCGTGACACGATATAATCCATATCTACAACTGGGTTAGAACGTGTATCTGATTTAATGAGTGCTACAGCGTCATCAATACTGATAAACCCTGGAGCTAAGTTTGTTGGTGACATATTGTCCTCCTATTAGTTAATTTTATTGTATAATGTATATCCTTTTCGGTCAAGCAAATTGTTTTACTATGTATTCAGCATCTACTTCAGCTTTTAATCCACCTCGTGATATGTCTGACCACCTACATTCGTCCTTATCGTAGCCCAATATGACTACATATTTACCAGCATTATTTAGGAAGTTATTTAGCATCTCAACTTCTGGGAATTGCGGAATATACTTGAGAGCTTTTCTAGCCTTCTCTTTCCCTTTATGGATTGGGATGTTTAACCAGTCGGCGTAGCCGACTTTTTTCAAAAACCCTCTAGCCCTCTGCTCTACTGAACCGCATTGGCAAGTAACTATAACTAAACTCATTTTTCCTCCTTAAAAATCCATTTATCAACAAAAAAGAATATGCATGCACCTATGGCATTAGCAATTATTGCTGCTGGCCATTCCCCCATAAATCCTAGCCAAGCAATACAGGGAGCCAAGATAAGAGTGCTCAGTTCCCATCTGCATAGGTACATGAAAAACTTTTTCATCTTATCCTAGTCCCCTTCACTAGATCATATTCTTTTAAGATATTGTTTCCATCTAGTTCTACATAATAAGCAAACCTGCCAGATAATTTGGCTATGGCTTCAATGTGCTTATTATCTACCTCTTTTGCAAACTTAAATATTTTATCTTTACCCTTAATCACATCTGGGCAAACTTCGTTTGGGAAGAGAACAGAGAATGCCTCTCTCGCTTTCTTTTCCTGATTAAAGCAAGTACACACTAGCAACTTTTTCATTTTGTCACCTCTTTTCTTTTAGCATAATCCTGCATAGACAATACAAAGTAACATAAAACTTCGTCCCTAGGACTATAATATTTTTGACAATCAGCGAATCTATAGAACCTGGTGATATCGTCTTCTGGGACATTATAGGCAAACGGCTCATCATCTAATCTAATTTCCCAGACCGTCCCATGCTCCGAGTCCTCCCAGACATCCATTATTAAGTGCGGATAGTCCTCGAAGTTATATTCGTCCAATGCCTCTCCCAATTCGGCCACAAATTGCTCATCCAGAGGGACGAAACACCACTGTTCGCACTTCTCGTTTTTCATAGCATTTGCTCTAGCTCCTTACGAGTTTCGGCCCAATTCTCCGGGAAGACAATCTTCCCGTAGCTCCACTCATTTACTTTAGTTATAAACTCCTTCTGCCCTGGGCGAATAGGAGAGTTCTTGGTTTTCTTGCACTCAAGAAAACCATAGAAGCCTTCCTTGCAGAAGAACACATCAGGTATTCCAACCCTAGTCGTGGCATTAGCCTCATACTTCAAGACTATACAGCCTTTAGACTTAAGCCACTTAATCACATTTTTCTGAAAATCAGCTTCTTTAGCCATTATCACTCCTCATCCCAAGGTGTGGTAGTCCACACCTTTTCACGCTTCACTTCGCCAGTGCGCATATTAAATGTCATATCTGGTAATACCGCTATGACATCTGGATCTAACTCTGGGACTATTTCCTTGAGTCTTCTCCAAACATACTGGCATTGTGGATCAGTTATTACTTTAGGATACCTTGCTAGTCTATAGTAGGTATTCTTATTTTCTATGATAATATCATTATGCAACCAAAGCAAGCCATGATATTTATACATACGCTTATTAAGATAAAGTATTCTTGCAGTGAGATATTCACACCAAGCTTTCTCGGTATCTGGCTTTGGTAGGGGAAAACCGATATCATCAAGCCTCTGGCCATCTGTATTTTCTGTGTTCTGTTCTTTTTCCTGCTTGTTAGCTCTTATCACCCTATCAGCTAAATTATTCATTGAATAGCCCTCCCACCCAATCTTCTGTCTCTTTGTTGCGTAGGTTCTCTAAGATAGATAGAATACTGACGCCGCTTTCATGCATCTGCGCAATAGTGCCGAAAGTCTTAGCCTCTGGGCAAATCCACTCTGCATAGAAGCATTGTTGCAGATTACTCACTCTATATACTACACTAAGCGATACTCTGCTATCAGTATGGCTGGTTTTCTTCTCTCTTGAGTCATTAAAGGCTTCCTTGAACTCATCGTATTTGTTAATCTTATACCCTTTATCTTTACACCATATCACATAGTCATCATATACATCACGCAATTTGTGATATTTACCAAAGTAGCTGATAAACGTAGTGTAGAAGATACGATACGACACCATGTTTTCACGAAGAATATCACGCATGATTTCAGAGCTTTTACTCACTGGGAAATCACGAGTCATATAATATCTAGCAATTCCAAGCACTGTACCCAAGAAATGCAGAATCCTCTCTGGTGTGTATGTAACCTTCTCAAAGCTTTCATTTTTGTTATCGTTGCCAGATAGGTCGGCTGTAAACGGGATGATACGAGCACGGCGGATACAGGCCTCAGCATCGTTCCCTTCCCAGTTCGGCAAGTGATTAGACGCAGATACACACTGGAAGTCACAGGAAATCTCAATAGGCTTCTGTCCGTGCATTACATCTAGTTCGATGTCGCCATGGTCAGCAATAACACGAAAGAGATCAGTATCCTCTAACGTACCAGGTTTCTCCTCGTCAGGGGCGTTCACCAAGGTGTTCATAAGACAATGGTTCTTATGCCAGTTACCAAGCTCACCGAGCTGGAGCTTGCTTGTGTTCCTAGACCCCATAAGGGTATGAATAAGACCGATTACGCCAGACTTACCATTACGGCCATTACCCTCTAGGATATATGTGCCCAAAGGTTTGTTCTTCATAAAGAATGTGGAAAACATCCTTAGTATGTCCATATATCTTTCGTGGTTCCCATTGGCCACAGTCTGGAGGAAGAAGAAGTCCTCGTCCTCTTTCAAATCGCCATCATTTAAGATAAGCTCGGCATAGGTGCTATCAATATACCCATTAAGTTTGTCACCCTTACCATCAAAGGTACCTGGATCATATTTAATAATATGTTTGGTCTCTTTAGGAGTATCAAACAGCCTCCTGAAACATCTGCGACCTTCAGGTATTTTATCGTATACATCTCCTGTCTCAGTATCCCAGAAATTATCTGGAATTAGTTGTATCAATGTGTTATCTACTTTTTCGATTGAATTTTCCATCCTAATCTTTTTATCTACGCTATTCCAAATTTTGTCAATAGCCTGGCCATCCACCGTCCCTGTTATTTTTTGATAATTAGATGTAATAATATTAACAAGCTCTTCTTTATCAGTAGGCTGATATACATCATCTACTGGAACCCCATCTACCATTGGCCTCTTATAATATCGGTCCACCCCCTTAAGGGCCACTACATCATATTGCTCCAAAGATTCAGTCATGACATCGTGCTGTATCTTCTTTACCCCAGTAGGTACCACCTTAATGCCTTCCCCTGTCATTTCCGCCTCAAGCACACCGGAGAGTCTTTCCATTAACTCTTTAGGAATCTTTGGGTCTTGACGCATAACAGCGAAAGCAGCAGCGATTGATGCACTTTCCTGTACGTCAAACTGCTCTTCGTTCTTGCCCACCATATTAGTCCTCCAATTCTTTCCTTAGGTCTAATACTGTATCTAATATAGTTTTAGCCATGTCTTCTGCACTTACATCTACTTCTACTAGATTATTCTCATTCAGCGCAGCATATGTATCAAACACTGGTTGGATATCTACATATGTTTTGCACCATTTAAATACACCTGGCTTTGGATGGTATGTAAACTCTACAAACCACCTTTTCACGATGCCTTTGCTAGTTCTCACTAGCGATAGGCTTAATATATTGATGTTTGCTTTTGCGAGCTTAGCTCGCCACGAAAGATTTTCGTCCATTTAACCTCCATTTATTAAAGTGATACTACTAGTATAGCATGCCGATTAGTTAGCGTGTCAATATACAAAATATATAAAGTTTTCCACAAAAGAACCGCCCATGGGGCGGCCTTATAGCGAACACTACACATGGCAGGTCCGTAGTAGCAGACGAGCGGGCACAGCTATTTCTTCCTTCGCTCAAGTCTAGGGTCGCTTCACCTCTGTGACTAGGCTTTAGCCCTTACGACTCTGCTGATTTTTATTATAACACAAAAAACCACCGCACTTAACCAGACCAGGAACTCCCGGTCCAGTGGTGGCGGTGGCCGAGGCTATTTAACAGATGGTCGATATTTAAGACATTCGTCCCGCCACTGCAAGCCTCTCAGCTGTGGTTATATTATATCACAAAAAATCCCCGAAGGGATTTCTTGTATTCCATAGATATGAACTATTCAATTACGTAATTCATACTTCTATTATACTACAAAAAAACAACTGAAAAACGACTGAAAAACGACTGAAATTTCAGTCGTAATAAGAGTTTTTATAACACAAAAAAATAGCTTAGCCATACTGGTAGCAGGTGCTGGAGTCGAACCAGCCACGGCAACCTTATGAGAGTTGCAAACGGACCGCCGTTTATACCTACTATACTCAGTATATCACAAAAAAGTCACCTCTTTTGAAGTGGTGGGATTCGAGCCCACGGATGCCACCTAACACCATGTAGCATTCTCGGGATAGTGCTGTCCCTCAACCTTAAGCCACTCAGTCACACTTCGAAGAGGTGAGCTTGACCTGCCCTGCTGACGGATTGGCAACGCAAAAGTCATTCATCAGCTGGTTGGCATTACCTATATTATGCCACAAATCCCGAACTTAAGTCAATACCCGAAATCACTTAAAAAATTATTAAGTGCGAATTAAGTGAATTAAGTGATTTTGTCCTAGTAAGACATAATGTTGTACCATAGTCAAACAGGGGTGGTGCGTAGCACCACTGGGGTCAGAAAATAGATTTACCCCTTGACAACATATTTATGCATTTATGTCAAAATTTAGTGACCATAAATTAAAAATTTTTTCAATAGTTATAAAATATAAAAATTTAAAAGTCAAAAAATAACAGGGGAAAATTTTTGGTATGTGGAAAAGTGGAACTTAAGTGGACTTAAGTTTTTTTAAGTTCGAAAAATAACAGGGGTGAAATGGGGTTTTTTAAGTAATCACTTAATTCAGTGATAAAATTTTTTAAGTGATTTTCCATACTAAAACATATAAATAAAAAAATACAAGCCTTTGATTTCTTTTTCTTGATTTCTTTGGCTTGTATCCTTAGATAGACCTTTATCTACCTCTATTATACCATATCCGGAGTGAAATAAAAAAAATTTTTAGATATTTTTAGATCTTTTTAAATCTGATGGGTAAAAACAGATACCAGACCTGTGGAAAACTCTAGCAGCGTGCGGATAATCCTATAATAATCCTATACTAATCCTCTAAAAAAATAAAAAGGTATTTATATTATGGTTAGAGATATTCCCCTACGCTAGGAAAATGGTCTATGTGCCTTTTAGGCCTCCCCCGGTACCATGCAATTTGACAAATAATCTTTTTTTGTTGTATAATTGACTTAATAAATTAAACTTATTTAGGTAGTACACATAAAATTCACTCTCGCTACGCTCGAGCTCTTTCTC